ACGCACTTGAGTTGTTTTGGAATCAGACCAGCCGAGTTTGGAGCAAGAGTAAGCCAGAAATAAACCATAGCTTCTGGGTTAACAAATTGCTGGAATAGCGTAATGAGAGATGGAATATTTACTGCTGCGCCCCAATGATATGGCAATAAATAGCCATAAAACGATAGAGTATTCAAAGTAAGGAAGTTCTCAAAGGTGAGTAGTTCATTGCCGAACGAAGTGTGGAAACCAAGCTCAAGAACATAGACACCAGAACTTGTGCCTTGTCTGAAGAACGTAGCTGCTTGAGCATTTAGTTCCGCAGCAGCGCCCAATTGTGCTTGGCCAACAACAGTAGTAACACCAGGATCATTTAGAAGTGGATAAGTAAATGTATCAACTCCAGTAATCGTGCAGTCATAAAGACCGTTATATGCGTCTGGAGTAAAGCCTGTCATCAGTGTACTAATGATAGTACCAGTGCCTCCAGTAGATGCTGGAAGTGGATTTACAGTTGTAACAGTAACAGTACCAGCAGCCCAGACTGCACTTGCAATCGCCATTGGCGTGGATAGAATAGGCGCCAGATCCTCGAATTGCGTCAAATATGATTCTGTGCCAACAGGAGTATTAGTCCCGCCAAAAGTGATAATTGCACCCTTTTGCTGAAGATCAGGAGCAGTTGGTGCTAGAATAGTATTAACTTGAACTGTTACGATGCTATTGGGATCGGTTGGCATCAGAGCTACTCCTATGCAGCTTTGTGGGTTTTGCGCGTGTATTTCAAATTAGAAGGGTTCCAATTGACAATACAACGCTTGATGTACTGTCTAGCTACATCACGGATAGATTGCTGAACGTAGTTGACTTCAACCACAATTTTCTTCTTTTGAGCTATAACTTGCAACTCAGATTGCTCTTGTTTTTCATCTGCTATAATTGGCATATTCCTAATGCCAATTAAACTCCAATCACTAGAATACTGAATAATAAAATTCAAAAAGGTAATAATATCATCATTATCTACGCCATATGTTGTTATTGTAACTCTTTCCCAAGCTAACTGACTACTCTGTAATCTAGATCCCAACATAGCAACAGATTCAAGTGCTGTTGTATTCTCTATATGAATAGAACCATAAGGAGGCCGGGTATTCTGAGGAACAAGGAAAGATGGATACAGATCAAATGGACAAATAAATCCAGGATACGGAGGAACGTAACTAGGCATTGCCAACCAAATAGGCAGTGAATTTGTAATAATCTGCTCAGATGGTAATTGCGCTGCATCATCTATAATTTGTATATCAGTAATAGATGTTACAGCAACGCCCATATAATGCCATAAACCTGCTTGCTCATAATACTTACCATGTGAGCTAAAAGCAAATCTAATACCCATATATGTAGCCAAATACATAAATTTTGGTTCAATTTCTTGAAACGCATCTATACCAGATAATGCTGTAAATACAATGGTGTTATATCCTATAGTAGAATTTTCAGCTTGATCAATTTCTGTTGAGAAATGTAACGAGCCATGGACAATTACTGTATCCTGTGGTCTAGGATAGATTGGTTGTGTTGGTAATGTAAGATTATCTCTAACCCAGAAAACAAAGCCATCTAACGGCAATATCAACTTTCTATACAAAAGGAAGGTAATTTGAGTATCAGCAGAAAGTGTTTTAACGCCAGCCGCTAGTGTTCCATTCAAAGCACCTTGTGCTGCATTAGCTGCTTCTTGGGCAGTAGTCATTCAACCCATGCCCTAAAAGATGCTTTGTAAATACCAGTCCGTATAAATGATGGGCCTGGCCTTCTACCTCTCCTTCCAGTAACTGATACTGCTGTTGGAACACCTTCCACTAATCCATTCATTTCTTCGTTATCCAGAAAATTTCTAAACATACGTTCGATTTGAGTAGTATAAGGCTTCATTAAATTTTTCATTTGATGTGTTGTTTCACCAGTTTTTCTAGTTGCAATCATGTGTTCTGCAACTTCTTTAAATCCATTTTCAATCAATTTTTTAATATCTTCTTCATGAACTTCGTTAAATACTGTGACAATATTGTATTTATTTTCCAAAATATTAGCTAATTTTTCAGCAGTCATCGTCCTAGAAAAGCCACGCTTACGTTTACGTCGTTCCTCCAATTTAGAGGATCGCATTGGTGCGGTACTCGTTTCATTTGTATATGGAGTATTAATAAACCCCATATGCAACTTAATATCATTCATGGTGGCAAATTCGTTTGTGTTATAGCCACCCAAGCACCATTTTGCCGTGCATAAAAAGAACCATCAGAAGGAGCATCAGGAATAGTGCCTCCAGCAGGTCCAGCAGGACCTGCCGGACCTTGAGGTCCTTGCGCTCCGGCTGTGCCAGTCGTCCCAGGAGGGCCTTGAGGACCAGTCGGTCCAACTGGGCCTTCCGGTCCCGCAGGGCCTGGAGTACCTCCGCCACCTACTTGACTATCCACATAGCCTTTAGTGGCATATGTCGCAGCGCCGCCATTGCCTGCTCCCATTGCACCTTGTGGCATTACATCATCCTAAAATAGACTAGATTCACCATTTTTCGGTGGTAGTCTACCACCACCGCTGGCGATAACATTGTCGCCAAATCTGCCACCTTCGCCAGGCTGTTGTTCTGGAGCATCACCACCATTAGGCGGATCAGGTTCTTCAAGCGGTGGCGGCGGTGATACTGGAGGAAATTTCCAATATTCCCATCTTGGCATACGAACATAAGTTGTCGTTTGTGGCATTTCAAACTCCTTACGGAATTATTACCCAAGCACCGTTTTGACGACCATATGTATTGCCATCATTAGGCGCATCTTGGATACCTGCATTACCAACATTTGGAGGCATTGCTGGTACCCACTGTGTAGAATTTCCATCATTATACAATACATAAAGAACGCCATCAGGATCTGAACGCCACCAGAGTTGCCCAGGCATAGCATTTAAAGGTGGATTTGGATCAATCGGTACAACAGAACCTGAAGGAATATCTATAAAAACACCAATCCAAACAGTTCCGTCCCACTCATATGTACTGCCATTTGGAGCTAGAAATTGATCACCAATAACAGGATTTGGTGGAAAATCAATAATAGCATATGGCGAAGGAAATGGTACACGAGTCACTTGTCTTTGGCCGCGCCAATCTATTCTTTTAGCCATAGCGCGCTCCTACGGGATTGACCAAACTGGCATACCTGCTGGCGAATTATAAACAGGAATTGCACCACTAACAATAGCTTGATCGTTGGGCCATCTACCTTCAGCATCCGGTGCACCACCAGTTGCCACTACTCTTACAGGAATAGGGCCATTAGCAGCAGCATTACCAACTGGTACAAAATTAACAGGAATACCACCGTTATTTTGTTTATTTGGCCATGGTGGTCCAACAGGTGGGGTAGCAACCATATAGACAGGAATTGCTCCTGCTGGATTTCTTCTATCATTAGGATAACCCATTAAAGTGTTAATCCCCACATAGAACCAACACTCTGCGCTAATCCCAGATATACTCTTCCCCAAGGCGTCTTTAATTGTTGTAAATCAGCAATCGTTAAGTTTTCCATAGCAGACAATAATGTTATACCAGCCTCTGTTCCTTGATCAGCAGCCTTATCCACTAAACCAGGAAGGAAGCTATTGACACCCAAAGAAGCTCTCAAATCTGTCCAATAAGTATTATAAGGTGCTGGAAGATTAGGATTATCCTGCGCCATTTGTACTAAATAGTCTGCACCAAGATTATAAACGCATTGGGTATAGACTATACCACTTGCCAGAAAAATATATCTATTAACTATCTCCAAAGACAAATCGTATGATAATTCAATATATGGACTATTATCTGGCAATACAATCTCAGGAACTTGCATGATAGTTCTAATCCAATGCAAGTATCCTAGCAGAGTTGGTTGTGTCTCTGCTGCCATTAAAAAGCTGCTTTTTTAACTATTGGCTTAGGACGAATAAAATCAGTTATAATCCCAAGCGGACCTTTATTATTTGGATCTTGCGGCGCTCCACGCTCTTTTGAACGTGTAATCGTAATCTTTTCAGCGATAGATGGTTCACGATCTTTTTCTTGCTTTTCCGTTATTTCCATCTCTAATGAGGTAAGTTTCTCACCTGCATTATCTTCAATCATTTGATTGACAGCTATAGCTGCTTCTGCTCTGAGTTTTTCTCCTTTGATTTTGTTGATTTCCCTATTATGGATAATAAGATCAGCAATAATATCGGCAGGTATTGGAGTATCAACAGAATAGATATAAGGAATAAGATACCCACGGAATTGACTCAATTCGTTAGATCGTATCATTCCGTATTTTGCATGAAATTGTGCAATGATATCAATTTGCTTTTCGTTTAATTCACCAGAAATTTTAATCTGACCACCAATAGGAATCATCTGTTGCCTATAAGTTTTATATTCAGGCAAACGATATTGGAAATCAATTGCTTGATGCGTACCATTTGCAATATACATTTTACTCACGATAGTGTTCCTTTGCTACCAAGGGAACGGTCGTGGGGTAGCAATCCACGACCGCCCCAGGATCACCCAGCACTCGACAAAAAAGATGCCATCAGACTGGGCTGATTACTGATACAGCATCGAAAGAATGGTGATCGTCTCAGGACGAACAGCCCAACCAGATGTGATGCGCCACTCGGAAAGCACGTCAATAGCACCGCCAGCCAACGGAGTGGGAATTTCGCGAGGCGCTGCCATATCCGCGTACATCAAGGTGCAAGCTTCGATGCCAGGCGCAATCTTCGCAATTTCATTAGTGTTAATCTTGCTGCCAACAGGCTTCTTCACCTCAGGCATAACAAGAATGACAGCGTCATTGTCGGCGCCACCAATGCCCTGTCCCATCAAGGTATCGTCATAAACCCAGGTAATATCATCCTGGTTCATATCCAGAACGCCCTGGATCATTCCTTTGGTTGTCACAGAACCTGCGCCTTCGCGCTGGAACTGAACGATTTGAACGATATTCTGATATTCCAAAGCCGCAAGAGTTCTCTGCGGACCAAGAATAGTGAAACTGCGACCAATGCCGAGTTGGTTGCATCGTGTCTTGAGAGCACTGATCTGTGTGAGGAACCAAACGCCCATTTCACCATTATCGTAAGTAACGACAGTGTCATTACCGTTACTGTCAGGAGGTAGAGGAACAACCACCGCACCCTGCGCGTTGAGAAGTCCTTCACCATTGATAGGATTCAGACCATATAGAAGCGCATTACGCGCTAATTGGAAATGGCCTTGCCTCATGCCAAGGCGTTGCGCCTCGACCATGTTAAGGCCCCAATTGCCCATAGCCGCAGTATCATGATGGTCATATTCAGCACGCACTCTCAACAGATAGCTTGCTGTTGAGATCATAGAAAGCGCGATACTGACACTGGGCAATTGGTTGTAAGCAGCCTGCCCAGCTGCCATCCTCGTGCGAACGTCGAGACGCTTCATGTAAACATAAAGGTCTCCATCAGACAATCTGACAAGGGGTTCTTCCCCAGCCAAAGTTGCAAAAGCCCCAGATGCCTGAACATATGGGAGAATGATTCCGGGTTCTGTGAACGACGGATTGACAATTACATGTGACGGATTGACGCTACCCATGTTAAGTTCACCTCATATTTAGGAGGCGTGTAGCGCCTCAGTTGCACAAACTTTCGTGGTTAGATTTCGAGAAGAATGGTATCGCCGTTACGAACCCAAGTAGCAAAACCTGTGACATCATCATAGGCAACAACCATAGAATTTCCATAGTTATAGCCAATGACATTAATAGATGTCGGAAAAATAAATCCGCCAGCACCGACGGCGCCAGCACCCGATACCCATTGATTTGCGTTATTCCATCCGAGAGCACTCGGCATAACACCATATCCAGGATTGGCGACAATGAGAGCTAAAGCCGGATCCATCGCCATCGGAATACGCGCCCTGCTTCCCCATCGATAGAAGTTGACGAGCATCCCATTGCTTGCCTGCGGCACTGGACTTTGCGGACTGTTGATCATAGCGTGATTTTGATTGAACACGCTAATGCCAGTGACAGGACGAACACCAGCGGCAATAGCGGCGCCAAGTGCAGCAGTCGCACGCGTGATCGAGTTCTGCAAAGAAGAATCAATTGCCATCGGCAAACCAGTGCTAGGATTTGCAGGTGGAATAGGCTGCAACCGTTCGCAGATGGGAATGCCACCAAACATCGGTAACACTTCATCCGCGGCAAGTTGGCCACCTGTCAACTGATATCTGATTGAAGGATCATCCATCGCCATACCCTGCATCATCCCATCAAGAGATGTGCTAAAGGTACCAGGCGCATTAGTGGTGATAACTGGATTAATCGAGATCATAACCAAAACTCCTTAATCGTTGTGAATGCTCCTGTTGCGCTCAGCTTCCGTTCTTGATGCCACCAAGCCTTCGCTTTGGAGCAGAGAACTGATTCATCCAGGCGGAAGGCTTGCCGACGAACGTTGAGATCTCACGACCAGTAACGTCCTTGGTTTTGATCTCACGAAGGAAGTCAGCATCGTCAGAGACAGGATGCAGACCAGCGTGTTCAGCATCAGAATAGATCGTATTCTCGATCAATCCAAATGCAGCGTCGTCAGAAATGACCTTGAGGTCAATATCTTTCCACGCACTAGAATGTTGCTTCAATTCAGAAGCAAGGCGGCGACGATAGTTGATCAAAGTCTCTCCATCAAGAGACCTTGGGGCGCGCTTCCCATGCATCGAAAAGATGCGATCAGCGCGGACCTGCGAATCAGCCATTGCGGCATAATCAGCATCAGTCATTTGACGAGGAAGTCGAGAGGCAACGTCAGCCACGCTCTTTCTAACTTCCTCAATAGCATCAGCTCGCTTCTTTTCAGTTTCCTCTGCATCAGCCTTTGCTTTGGCATCTGCATCAGCCTTAAGCTGAGCATCTGCTTTGGCCTTGGCCTCGGCATCTGCCTTTTCACGCTCGGCAGTGTCCATTTTGGCGCGAGCATCAGCTTTTTCTTTTTCGTCAGCGTCTGCTTTGGCTTTATCTGCCTTCTCCTTCTCCTTGGCATCCCATGCGTCAGACACGGTTTGCTTTACTGAATCTTTGATAGAATCAGCGAAGGAGGCAAAGTAAGAATCAAATCTTGCCTTGTCAGCCTTTTCTTTTTCGTCAGCGTCAGCCTTTGCCTTCGCCTCATCTGCCTTACGAGCGGCTTCAATGGCCGCAGCTTTGTCGTCGTCTGCCATAACAAGTTCCTTTTCGATGCTTGCGGTCATTACGCCACTTGGCGGTCTACCCTTATCCCATACACCCACAAAACATATCGCAATGTGGTCAAGTAGTTTCGGCTTACCTTCAATCAGTAGTTTGCTACCACCTTTTAATCTAATTTTTTGATCATCACCAGTTAAAACCACACATGGTGATGTAGAAAGTTGATTTTCTTCCATAACTTTTGCGGCATATTCATCCCAAATTTTGACAATTGCCCAAACTTCATCACCTTTGATATAAGGGATAAATACAGAACCAACGTTACGATCAACATATTCCTTAGTATTAAGTGTAGAAGTTCCAGGATGCTCAAATATAACAGGTAAACCATTACAACGCTCAAGAAATTCTTGATTAAGGTAAATATCTTTGTCGCGCCACACATGCTCTTTAATACCACTTCTATATGAAAGACCAGTGCCAGTAATACGAATATCAAACATTGTAATGTTAGCATAATGTTGTGGAGATACTAATTCTCCAGCTACCATTAATTTCGCAATACCTAATTCATCAGCATGTAATTTCTTCAAACTAACTTCTAAACCAGGATGTAATGGTTCGGGCGGTTTATCTAGTGGCGCCCAAATAAATGTGGTATGTTCTGCATCTAGCTTAGGCGGAGTAAATTTTTTATCAACTTCTTGTATAAATGTAGTATAATCAACTTCGCGCGTAGGATCAGTACCATCACCCTCTATTGTAGATTTTCGACGGGAGAGTTCAAATAATTCTCCAGAAGGGTAAAATCCAATCTCTTCAGAACACTCGCGGATAGCTGCCTCAGTTGCTGTTTCTCCATCTTCTCGTTTGCCGCCAGGTAGATCCCAATATCCAGGAAAATCTCCACTTGCGCTACGTTCAAGGAAAAGTGATTTCTTCTCAGGAGTAACAAAGAGGATTCCAGCTGCATATGTGATCTCCATTATACAAACAAATCTGGTTGTCTAAATCGAGACCATCTTTTTCTATTTCTTAATTGATCACTTAAGGTTGACCATTTGCAATTTCCAGGTTCATAATTTCCTTTGCTATCAATACGATCTAAAGAATATTCTGGTCCAGGTTTTGGACCCATATCTTCTATAAAATTTTTGAAAGATTGTAACCAACGACGACAAACTTTAATCCCTAAAGCACCATAACGTTCATAACTTTCATGTCGTGGATAATAACAACGGAGTTTCATATTCTCCCATGCTTGGTGTTCAACATAATTTTTGCCAGTATATGCCATCAGACGGGGTTTCTTTTACTCAATCCACCCGTGCGAAGTTCTATTCTTTCGCCAAATGAATCTTTTTTCGGAAGATCACAATCTTTAGATGTCATCATTCCTTTTGGAATTGGCTTATCTTCCTTCTTGGAAGGAAAAGCTGAATCCAACATTGCATCTAGTTTCTTAAGATGTTCTTCCGAACATGGCATTTAAATCATCCATCTTACACGATTATCACTAGTCAATTTTCTAATAGCAAATTTCCAACCTTGATCAGTTATAACAAATTCATCTTCATAAATTCCTGTATCTTCAATCCATGGTTCCTCTTTATACTTACTTCTCCAAATAATAAATACCATTGTTTTCGCAGAAATGATACCTTTAGTACGTTCTGTGAGAACAGTATTTGTCATAAAATGTCTTGAAAGAATACCTTTTTCCGTTAATTCACCAAGTCTTTCTTTAAGAAATGCAACAAATTCATCCTTATTTTCCATATGTAATATTTTGACAGTTCTATCCTTAACGCCAACATAATACTGCCAAGAAAATTTATCAGCAAATAAATCAGCAAAACTTGCAATATCTTTTGAATCATAGGTATATGAATAATTATGGATCAAATCCATAATTTCATTTCTGTCTGGTTCAGCAATCATATTAGAACCTCACATATCCTGAGAAGAATAAAATAACCAGAATAATGAGAATAATACCAATAGCCCCAATACCTGTATTTCCGTATCCATACCCAGGTCTCCAAGGCGCACCTTGATAAAAGACTGGACCCACTCCACCAAGTAGAATAAGGATAAGAATGACAAGAATGATAAGGCCAAGTGGGCTCATTGTGCTTCAGTCGTCTGTTGAGGTGGCAATTTCTGTCTATGCCGCCTAGCTTCAACCTCAGTCAAGTAATCAATAACCGCATCTTCTAATGAATCAACCTTCGTTTCACCACTTTTTCCTAGTGGACCCATCTTATATGAGGCTTTTCCTGGTCCTGAAGCGCCACCGCCAGGCTGTTCCATCGGAGGCTTAAATTTAGCCATTTTTTCGTAATCCAGCTTAAGTGGAGATGGAAAAAGTACCTTCAAATCATTAAAATTGTCTGCTGCCCACTCGAAAAGGTCTGCTTTATTGTCATCATCAGAGATTGGAAGCAGAATTTCAAGCATAGAAAGTATGGCGCGCAACTTAACATTAGCAACTTTGATTTTATCTGAGTCCGGTTCGGTCAAAAGTGATGGCCAAATCGCAATAAAGTGATTTGACCATTCGGTAAAAGCCTGATTGTAGCTCTTTTTTCCCCATTCATCAGGGAAATCGTTTTGAACTGTCTCGTAAAATTCGATATTCCAAGCTCTATGTTGCACAATTCGAGTGAAAAAAGTGTATAAATTATCCATAGATTCACGTAATTTGTCAATAAATCGCGCTATCGCTTTAGCATCCTCCTCACCCTCAGCAAAGGCAACCGCTAATGTTTCTGAATTTACTAATTTTGCTGGCATTCCAGCTGCTGCTGCTATATTTTCAAGTATGTTTTTTCGTGCTGTGCGCGATGAGTTGTCTATATTCTGTAAATTTAAGGATTCAACGCTTTCATCAATCGCGATATTCATTACAGAACCGGTCATCGCTTCTTTAAGCATACCACGCTTAATACCAGCGATGCGCTGCATCACATCATTTATGATAGAACCAGGCGCTTTCAGCTTTGCAACAATGACTCCAGCTTTTTTAGTGACTAAATCATCCGTAATCATCGACTGTAGAAATGATTTAAGTGGATAAAGTGCGCGCTGATAAACAGAACGGCCAACATAACCCCAAGCTGAAGTAGTATAATCCAAATATATGGGGTCTTCATTCTGATAAATGCTAGTTCTTGTAAAATGATACGATTGTCCTTGGACAGAAATGGTTAAAGGCTTCAAAAATGTCGGAGAATTAGGATTTTGATTTAAAACTAAGCTTCCAGCAGTATTTAAAGGATCAAAAACATTAAAAGTAAGAGGTTTATTGGCTAAATTTGCAAAATCTAATGGTTTTGTAGGATCTTCACCAGGAACCATCACTGCTACAGAGGAAATTCCATAAATTCTTGCTAATCTTACCACATTTGCGATGATTCTATCAGCGTCTAATTTTTGCCATTCATCTGTAAATGCTTTTCTCACCCTATCTTCTGGCGAACCAGGTATATTTATCTTACGTCCTTGTGATTGTGCTAATTGAACAGGAACATCAACAAGTTTTGCACCATAAGGGTGATAAGAATAGATGAGTTTACATAGCTCATAGGATGCGCTAGATCCCAGTTCTATGTTATCCGCCATTAAAATTTTCATCAAGGGGGTGCCCAGCGGTGATCCGCCGAACAATCCCCCTTGACTATCTACAATAGCTTCAGCCACTTAATGTGTGACCTT